CGGTTAACCACTCATTCTCTTCCATCTTCTCATTCTTTTTGTAGCTTTCAAACCTCACAGCATTGAGCAGGTCAATTGAGTCCTGTTCCTGGTGTATGCCTTTCATGAGATACTTGTTAGTTAGCTCCACCTTGTAGTCATAGAAATCTTCTTTGGCTTTCTCAATGATGTAGCTCTTAGCTGTTTGTCCTAATGCCTCCCCTTTAGTCCTAGAGGAGGTCATTAATTTTCCTAATTGTGATGCTCTGAATTTCATAGCTGCCCCTCCTGCTCTTTAGTTAGGTTGTACATCTCTTTAATCTGCTCAGGTGTGAACTTACCTGCTTTCACAGCATTCAGTGCCTTATCCCATCTCTCACCATCTAGCGTAGGCTTTGCCTTTGGTGCCTTGCTTGCAGTCTCACCATCATCATCTATAGCCTGTAAAGAAAGTAAACTCACTAATGTTCCTCTACGGAAGTAAGTAATGCAGCTAAGTAGCTTCTGCGGATCTAAAATAGCAGGCAATTCAAGTGCACTCTCTACACTCTCCCCATTTTCTACATCAATTATCCTAGTAATGACCTTACCATGTAGTACCGGCTGCATTAAGATTAGGCCGCAATCCATTAGGATAGGCTCAACCGTATCAATGATGCTGTTAATATCAGCGTATGAACGCTTGAAATGTGGGTTAGTGGCATTCTTAATGACCTTACCCATTGACTGCTTAGCTAGGTGCAGTTTTTGGTAGATGTTGAGGGTAACCACCTCAGGTGCTGTTTGCTCTGTAGGAGTATTAGAAATTACTAACTCTCCTGTTGTTTTGTCTTTTCTTACTGTTGCCATAATTTTAAGGTATTAAATTTCTACAAATATACAAATTAATTGTACTTATTTACAAAATCATTAAAAAAAATTACAAAATCATCAAAATTTCTAGCAATGTAGTATGTACCTCCTGCTTTTTCAATGTTCTCCTGGTACCTCTTCTGAGCCTCTGACTGCCTATCCTTACCAATCTTGACCTCTATCTTAACTGAACGGCCTTTAATGGTAGCAGATATATCGGCACTCCCTGCAGTAGAGGTTCCTTTTGTCCAGGTCACACCAATGACCTTGCCTGCTGTGGTCTTTTTTTCTCTTGCTGTTCCCATGGTATTGATGCGTTCAGCCTGATAGCCATGGTAATTAATATAGTCACAGATTGCTTTGGTTAGGCCATTAGCCGTTGAGTCTTTGTACATGGTTTTAGGTATATAATCAGGTGGATAATTGGGGTGAGTCTCTGCATAACGTTTAACTTTTAACTCATGCATTAACGTTTTGTACTCTTTTTTCATCTTATAGGTTATTTTTTTCATTTATCCATTGATAGATTTGTGCTTTAACCATTCCAAAGAACTTTGGTTGAAATTCTCTAGCTTGTTGTATTCGTTTGTCTTTTTCTCTAAGCTCTGTTCTAATTCTTTCAATAGCATCGTGTTGAGCTTGTATATGCTCCGTAGCTCGTTTAATTCTGGGAATTGTTCCAAGATATAGTCCTGCAATGTTTGTTGGTTTTTGAAAATCGGTTTCATACTTTGCTTCAAATGTTAAAATTTTATATTGTTGAATTTTTGCTATATCCTCTTGGCTTTTTTTATGTGTGTACCATACCTCAATAATACACAAAATGTTACCCTCATCATCCAAAAACAAACAATCAGGTATCATTGAGTAGTTAGGTATCTCTTGCTTTATTCTATAGGCAGCCTCATACTCAAGTAATACCTCAGATGCTTCAATAATTTCACTATCTAACTCAAAACATTTAGTCTCTTGCAGATAGTATTGGCAATCTTTATGAAAAGACCTATTGGCATCAATGACTACACCTGGCATACATCGAAAGTGAGCCCGTTGTTTATCACCTTTGGCAGGGTAAACTTCATATTCTTTACCACCATCTACCCAATAGCATTTATCTCCTGTTTTAATTTCAGGATCATTCACGTTGTATAGCTTACCATCTTTGTAAGCATACTGTATTTTTAACTCACTCATCTTTCGTTAATTCAAAATATCTACCGTGATGGTCCTTGTTTTTCGTGTACTTGTAGCCCTTGTATAGTGCATACACCTGCACCCATTTGATAAACTTCCTTGAGTCTAGGTCCTTGAAGCCATTTGTATCACCTTGGAATGCCTCAGTACATGATTTGTTGTAGTGTCTCACATCTAGGGCTATATTCCCATCCATCACAAAGTCATAGAACTCTTTGCAGGTGTTCTGGATAAACCTCTTTGCATCCGCATTGATAGATACACTCCTAACCAATCCATTCTGCAGGTACATCTGTAGGTTACTCAGCATGTAGTTATCAAAATGAGACCACTCATCCTTGGACCACTCATCAAATAGTAGCTTGCCATACTCATCCTGTGGGTTCCGTTGACTATTAAAGTACTGAAAGAACTCTATTTCGTGCCTCCTCCTGTCATGGGAGGTACCTGCTCCACTAATCACATAGTTTGTAGTGATGACAATCTTTGGTGAACGTTCAAATGGGATGTATATCTCATCCTTATTTTTTCGGTTGACCGGTATCCCCTCAGTGATCAGTGAGAATAACTGCTCAAAGTCAAAGTGTTTTTTAACATCATCAAAGGCTAAGACCTGAGTGTCCATGTTGACCCTCTGATACACAAAGTCATTCTTAGATGGGTTGTATGCCTTGCCATCTATCTTAATAATCTTACGGATATTACCGATGGCTGTCAACATCAAGCTCTTACCACTCCCTCCATTAGGGTTATCATCTATCTCTTGGTCATTAAAGATGATAGCTTTTTGGTCTGTCTTATCTTTGAACGTGTGTATCAAATATCCAAGTGTTGACTCCATTGCTTTGATACGTTCACTATCCTGGGCTGATACCTTATGTACAAAATCCTGAAAATTGTTATCATGAGACGGCAGTCGTGTAAAGTTTCTCTTAATGATTTGCTCTTTCCAGATGTAGCCATCAATATCAATGTAACTCAACAGCTCCACCTTGTCCTTTGTGACCTCCACCACTCCATTGTTGAATGGGATGTAAGATACATACCTGCTGTCCTGTAGTATTCGCATCTCAATAGACTCAAGCATGTTCAGGTGTGACTCAGTGAAGAGCTGAGCACTCTTAGCACAATGATTGTATACGTCAAGTTCACCCTTGGCTAAGCAGTACTTAAGCACAAAGTCCTTGATTAGCTCCACTGAGCTCTCACTAACCTTGTTCTCTTCAATGTATACATAGGTAGGCTTGTTACTCCGTTCAGGATAGTACTTAGCAAAGCCATGCTTGTGCAAAAATATAGCATAGTCATGCGGCACGATAGTAATTTTCTTACCATCAGCCTGCCAAAACACATCGTCACTATTCTGCACCTCTTCCTTTACTGACTCAATGATGGCCCCGGTAACACCTAACTGCTTTTGGATATCCTCATCCTTAACTCCCTCTTTAAGTTTTAGCTTTACCTTGCTAACTGTTTGTGCATCTTCAAAGTACTTGATATTAAAGTTACTTGATTTGTATGCATTCTCTACGGTGTAGTTAATCTCATTGCTTTCAAATCCATCCTGTTGATATTGGAGCAGGTAGTTTTTGGCTGCATACTTATCCACCCCATACTCGCACATACAACATGCAACTTTGTAGGTCCAATTGTTGCGACCATCTTCAAACTTGCCATGGTTAAACTTCATGATTAGCTCAATGATACGATCTTCATTAGCAATGGGTAGCACCGCTATCTTTTCTGCCTTGTGGTATCCTTTATCCTGGGTAATACCTTGGAATACTTCGCAGAACTCATTAAGGTAGGCATCAGGGTCATAGCTTTCAAAGCAAACCCTTGACACATTACTGTTAGCAACGTCAAAATAATCACTGTTGATGTATTCCTTGTATGCCTCAAACCTCCGCTTGTGTTCAAACTTAGTGCTTTCAGGTGTACGTATAACTACCTTAAGTCCATTTCCGCTAGGTGAAGTGAACATCATATAAACATAGGGGCAATCCATCAGCCTCTTGCGTTCTGCTGCCATGGTCTTAGCATCAGGGTACTTGTCAAAGTCTAGGACACACAAACCACTATGCTGAATGAGTCCATCATCCTTGCGTTCACTAAATGTACCGTTAAACATGATAGCCATGAGCTGCATTTTGCTGTCAGTATCCCCTGCTCTAAGTTTATTTATTTTACCAATTAGCTCGGGGTTGCCTTGCTTGATTCTGTTGTACACTTCTATTGCCTCAAGTGTGAAAGGTGTCTCTTTGCTGTTAAACAAACTGCGAAAGACTGATATTTTAGGGTTAAACATATTGTAAAAGTATTAAAAAAGACGATAAAAGACAATTTGTGACGATGTTTTTATTTTATCGTCACGGCTATAAACTAATGCTGTATTGGGTTTCAGGCAAAGCGTGACGATAAGACGGTAAATTTTCCAGAACGCAAACTTTTTTAGTGGTCTATTTTTTAAGGACCCTATATAAGAGAACCGTCCCATCGTCACACTGTCACAAAAAAGAGGGAGCCTAGACCCCCTCCCCCATATTAACCCTTAAAAAATTATGGTCCTCAAATATAGACACAATCTCGCTTGTAGTCATCTTATCTGTGAATTTTGTTAATAACTTTGGAGGGTAGTTACCTGTGATTGTGACCCTTGCCTCTTCGTCACACATTGGCATGACACTGACATCAAAGATGTTTATATCGTCACGCTTTTGCTTAATCAGGTCAGGCAATGGGTGGATGTACTTCATGTACCTTTCATCTTTTTTGTCATACCAATACTTGTGCTCTCTCATTCCATGTATCACTGTGCTGTGGTCTCGGTTGAAGAACTTACCAATCATGCTGTATGTCATGTGCCGGTAGTTGTACATGAAATTGTACAGGTAGTACCTCTTGTATGTCACTGACTCTATCCTGCTCGGAGTGTTTAGTTGGTATTCCAGGATTAAATTCATTAGATCCTCATTCTGCAGCTTTGTGAGCTCAAATACTGTCTCATCTATTTCTCCTCTCATCATTCCAATCTTTTAGGGTCATTAACTCCTTTGAATAAGTCCGAGGTAGTGCTTATCATTCCTGTTGCTTTCATGAAGTCCACCTCAATCTTAGCTGAATTTATAATAACATTACCTAGGCCACTGATTGCCTGTGCTTTTTCAATCTCTTTTTGTAGATCATCCGCATTCAGTTCATCATTGTCCAATCTCTCAAGAGCTGCAAATAAGTGGTCTCTCAAGTCATTCATTTTATTTCTCGCCATTTTGTTTGTTTTTTATTGTTTTGTTTAATTTAGCTTTTAGTCTGATTAGTTTTTTTAGGTCATCAGGGAACCTGTGTAGTGTGTTACGGTTGGCATTCTCACTCATTGGGATGCACTCAAGGTTAGATATCTGTAAGTTCATGGTGTTGCCATCAATAAACCGTACAATGTGTTTAGCTGGGATGGGTCCATTGGCCTGCTCCCACATCAATCTATGAGTGAGCACCCATTTGCTATCTGCAAGCTTACTGTAGTAGTACAATCTACCGCTAGTATCTTTGCGTATGCTCATGGCATTGTCCTCTTTAGTATTGTGAGGCTTATTACCAGGCTTAAACATGGTCTTGGCTGCATTGGTAAGGAGTAAATTAGGACATTTTTTGCCCTCGTTCCATGACTTATTGCCTTTCTCAAATCTTGTGTGCTTACCTGCGTTTAATATCAAAGACCGGTTAATCTCTTTCTTTATCTTTGGGTCTTTCTTAATACCTCTTTTGTACGTTCTGTTGTACACCTGAGATACAGTCAACCCAAGATAGTCTCCAAGTACTTGAGCAGGGATGTATGGGTAGAGTATTTCTAGTATTTTATCCTGTCGCATATCTTGGTAATTACAAAGTGTCCGTAAATATGAGTTCCTGCTGCCCTGAATTGGTTGACTTTCCAATGACACAAGGCTTTGGTAGGGAAGTCATAGCTCTCTGCGAGCCTTGAGTCATAATAGTAGAGTAATCTGTACATGAGTTTTTACATTTTAAGTATTCTAAATATAGGGAGGTATTAAAGGAGCCTCCCTTGTCTCCTGCAAATGACTGCTTGGTCCACCATCTCGCCATCTCTGTGAGGTCTCTATGCATTATACCTCCATTCATCCTCATCAAAGTAATTCTCAAAGTCCTGCATATCTCTAACCATGTTAGTATCCTGGATGCACCAAATAATCTCCTCATTGAGTTGGTCAAGTTGCATGTCATTAAGGATGTAGTCAAGCTCCACCTCACCAATAACTTGAGTGGCTTGTATTTCACTCAGCTCCACCTCATAGTCCTCATCCGTAATGTTAGTGATCTTGAACTCACAATTCCCATGAACCTCATCAAAGTCAAAATATGCTCTGTTATTTTCTATACTTACTTGCATATCATTAAGATTAAAGTGTGATACATTGCTACCATGGTACCCACGACCACAGCAAAACTTGCTACTACATTTAATAGTTCTTTTTTCATTTGTTTACGTTTAGGATGTCTAAAAAATCTTCAGTGTTATCTAATGCTGTCTGGGTCATTTCCTCAGTAGCTTCTACAAGCAGTTGCTCTAAGAATAAAGCAAGTGTTTCTGCGTTGTTTTGGTTGGTCTTGATAAAGTCAAGGGCTCTTTCAAACTGTTTCATAAATAATTTTTAAGTGTTAATACTTGACAAAGATATAAAAAGTTTCATATCCGCAAATTATTTTGCACATTTTTTTTTAGTTATGCACAAATTTAAGATAAGGAACTCACATTATAAGTGTAGAATTGTGGTGAAAATGACATAAAAACAGGGTAATAACGTGAAACTCACATTATAATGGGTAATAAAAGGGATAAACTACCGCACTTATGGGTGCTATAAGGGGATAATCTCAGTAAAAATAATGGGATAACCTTATGAAATGTTTTTCTTACGGGTGTAAAGATACTCCTGATACTTGGTGAACACCAGGTTATTTACCTTATTGTGCTTTTTGCAGTCTCTACATTGGAGCCAATGGTGCACTGTTCCTGCAGCTGTGACTACTTTCTTATTGTACCGGTGATTAATCCCTCCACATTCAGCACATTCGTATCTATCACCACCATATTGCACAGCATAGTTGTGATTAACTAAGGCATAGCTGTTTAGTTTCTCAAATACTGACTCAAGGACCTGAACATCCATCCTGCAATACTCCACCATCTTATCTAATGCATCCTGATCCTTGCGGAATACTATATCTTTCCACAGGTCAAGGCCTCCAGTTTCCATCTTAGCACCTACCTTGAGTAGCTTAGCAATGTAGTCTAGTTTATTGCTGTTAAAATTGAAGTATCTTTTAGCCCATTTAAGCGTGTCTATTGTCTTAGGGGATGGCATAACACCAATGCCATGGAATAAAGCTCTTGTGCGTATCCATTTGAGGTCAAACCTATCACCATTGTGTGCTACAATCTCATCTGCTTCATGAAGTACTTTGACAAATGCCTCAATCATTTTCTTATCACTCTGTGATTTGCTCCATGTTAGGCTGTGAATTTCCTCTTCACCCTCCCATTTGTAGCATATGCAGATGATAGCCCGTTCATGAATGATATCCCCAGGGTTAATGGTTAGGTTGTATCCTGTTCTCCAGAATACTCCGACATTGAAAGAGGTCTCAATATCGTAAAATAGTCTTTTTCTCATAGCTTAAACAGCAGGGCAATCCTGTCAAGTAGCCCCTTTTGGATTAAAAAACGGAGCAATATACCTAGAATAAACGAAACAATAACAGGCCACCATAGTATTTTATACTTGACTACCTGTTTAGCCTTGGCTGTTTTCCATTGTGTATCACCTTTAATCTTTAAGGTCTTTACCCGTTCCTTGTACTCAATCCTTGTTTGCCATCTAGTCTTAGGTACATAGATGTTATTGAACTTTATTACCGTATCGCGATACGCGATGAACTTTTCCCAAAAGATAGTGTCATTGTGTACTATTGGGAATGAGTCCACAGTAGCTATGCGGATGGTATCACTATCCTGGACTACTTGCAATCCATTCTTAAGTGCTTTCTTGTAGTGCCATTGAGCACGCTTAGGAGCGGAGCAGGATAACAGGATGAGTATAGGTATCAAATATCTCATAGGCTTTGTAACATCTTAATCATTCTAGGGCATGGGTAAATATCTGCCTTATCTTTACGTACACTGTTATGCGTGTAGATCCCTGCAGTACCTTTGAATGCCTCTTTATCAATGGCAAATATCTCAGCCCGGTATGCCTTGGGAATATCATAGGTATCACACAGGTACTCCACCAATTGGCGAGTGCTTTCTATCTGCTCATCCGTATATTTGTACCAATACTTGTTACCCTTGTAGGGTGTATCTAATGTGGTTACCATTGATGGGTCCACTACACCTTTGACATAATTATAGTACTTGCCATCCTTGAGCTTCAATGGACCCCAATTGCATATCTCAATACCAACAGATAGCTTGTTTAGGTTTTGATACTTGAGGCCATGAGCAGAAAAGTCTTGACTATCTATGCCTAGGTGATAGGCCCAATGCTTAGATGAAAAGCACTGAACAATTGTACCTTTCTCACCTACCACAAATGCGGTAGCTATCCTATCTCCGTTACTATTCCACCAACGTGATACAGCTACGGGGTTACCATTGCCTGCAGTGTGGTGTAGATAGATTTGTTTTTTCTCAGCCTCCTCATGGAAGTACTGTGCATTAGATAGGCGTTCCTGTAATATCTTGCTTGTGTCTAATTTCATCGACCTCTTTTTTAATATCCTTAGCTCTAGCAAATAAGTTCTTCATAGCCTGCCATAGGTCAAGGCCTTTCACTGCTTTGTAGTTTTCGTTGATACTCATAACCTCGATTGATACCAGGATAAGAGATAGCACCTTAGTAAGCATGAGCTCCACCGAGAAAAACTGCAGGATGATTTTATTTAGTATGAATTGGTCAATCATGTAGAACATAATCACAGTAACTTCATACAGCAACATCTTGCTAATGATAGCACTCAACCCTCTGCTTGTGATTGGCACCTTGTGTTTGATGCTTTTCCATACTCCTGTTATCGTATCCAATAGAATGACAAACCCCACAAGGAACAATAGCCCTGAGATTGGCATGAGAAACGTACTGATAACAGCTAACAACTTAAACCAATTGGCTTTCATTGTAGCGAGTAGTATGGTGAGCTGTGAGTTCATTACAAGATTAGGATGCTGTTGTTATATCCGTTCTCAAGGAAGTTGCCACACAT